AAATCAAAATATCAGAATTGTCAAACAATACAACTAATATAATATATGATAAAAATTATTTTGATTATTCTTATGAATATATATGTGAGAATTACAAAGATGTTGATTATGATTATATTGATATTAAAACAAAAGCAACAGAAATAATTGAATGGCGACCAGAATTAAATAATAAAATAATTGAATTAGAAAAATGTCAAATTATGGCGCCAATGGCGCCAACGCCAACGCAAATGCCAACGCCAACGCCAATAGAACGCCCAAAAGGTTTTAAAGATAAATATTTAATACATAATTATTGTAAAAATAAATTAATAAAATATGGTGAATATAGGGCAAACACGGGCAAATTAAAATCATTAGATTTCTATATTAATTATATTAATCAACCATTTTTATTTAATATTAATCGCCAACCTCAAATTTCAATTAAAGATTTAAAAGAGATTTATCCAAAGTATGAATTATTAGAATATAAAACTCAAATGGAATATGCGGATATTGAAAGTAATGTATATAATATTGAGTTTATATTACAAAATATAAATATTAAACTTAATGATTATAATATAAAATATAAACAAATGAATATAATAAATTCACGTCTATGGCCACAATATAATAAATTAAATAATGAAATGAATACAATAAATTCAAATATAATATTAATAGATAAAGAATTAAAACATTTAGATAATGTTCCATATAATCCCAAATGTGCTGCTTGTAATTCGCAATCTTGGAAACAAAGGTATAATGAATTAATAAAAAATAAAAATGAATTAAATAATAATTTGGATTTATTAAAAATAAGATTTAATTATAATTTATGTTTAATAGAAATACATTTAAATAATATTGGTCATTGTGGTCATAATGAAATAAATACATTAATAAAGGAAAATAATAAATTAACATATGAGATGGATTCATTAATAAATGATTTAATAAAAACAAAAAACAAATATTTATATAAATTGGATTGGTATAATAATGAATATAAACAATATAAATTACATAATTGGTATTATGAACAATATCAACTTAATATAATAATGGAATATAATATAATTATAAAAACATATAAATATATTAATAAATATTCATTATATTCGGAATATATTAAATATGTTGATTATGTTAATATAACAAATTATATAAACTATATTAATTTAATACATTCAAGAAATACTTTTATTAATACAAATAAATATTTAAAAACATTGAAAACCAATTATTGGGAATTTCATAATCATTGGAAAATAAAACAACAATTGATTGAAGCAAATAAAAAATTAAATGAATTGAAGATTGAATCAGCGATTAATATAAAAAACAATGAAGAACACGCTAATAGAACAAAAAATATTAATATGTTTAAAGAATTTAATGATATAATGAATGTAAAAATAAATATAATTAATGATATAATTGCTATTTTTAATGGTTATAGAAATTATTTATACAAAGATATTATTATACCAAAACTAATGTATGAAATAAATAAATTAGTATATGATATATTTGATAATGATTGTAATTTAAATATTGAAATTGATACTAATGGCACTTTATTATGGTATATTAATGAGAATAATAATAAATCTAATATAAAAACAACAGGGGGATTTAGAGAATTCATTTATACATTGGCAATTCGTATAGTATTAAATTTCATTGGTTGTTCAACAATCAAATGTAAAAATCTATTTTTAGATGAAGGATTTGTCAGTGCCTCCGCCGATAATTTAATTAAAATACCTGATTTTTTTATATTATTACAAAAGTATTATAATTATACAACTATTTTTATTGTGAGTCATTTAGAAATTATTAAAAATTGTAGTAATATTAATATTCCTATAATAAAAACAAAATCTTTAAGTAATGTTCAATATAAATTAAAAACAGTCGCAGATATTGAGCCTCCTAATCCAAATAAATTATTAGAACAAAAAATTAAAGCCAAAATTGCCCCACAAAACACTTGTAATGGAATAAAAAAAAATGGTATAAAATGTGTATATAAACCAATAAAATCAACATTGTATTGTAAATTTCATACTCCAACGGCCCCAAATTAATAAAATGATATATGATTTTTAGATATAATATAATCTGATTTTAAATTGGCGTATATTTCATTAGGATGATACAATTGATTATGTAGAAATTGTCCATTTCTTAATTTAAAATTATAATATAATTTTGGTTCATACATAATATCTTTGATGCCTTGATTAATATCAATAAACCATTTATTATTATTTTGATATACATAAACTAATTTATTATCTAAATTAATAGATAAAAATGGCAAAATATTGCCGCCGAATATCCAAACATAATCAGAATTGTAAAATCCGTCGGGGTTAGTTAAAATATTATTGCGAATTAAATCAAGATTTTCTATTTTAACATAATCAAAGTTGAGATATTTTTTATACATATCATTATATTTTTTGCTATTATTTTTTTGTTCTAAATGTATAATTTCGTGATATATAGTTTTATATATCTTTGTTGTATCTAATATAAGATTATTTGCTAAAAATGTTTCAGTTAATACAATAATATTTTTATCTTTATGAACAAAGGTATAAGGGAAATCCCATTCGTGACCTTTACATAATTTTAGAAATGAAATATTATGTAGATTTATTTTTGCTTTATATAAATCAACTAATTCTTTAATAATATATTTTAATTTGGCAATTTCTTTATGGTTAAAATCTCTAATATCGGATTTTTTAACAATGCGCCATTTTTCATTATATTTAAAATATTTAATATGTTCGGCCGCAATTAATAAATCATAACCTGCGTTTTTTATAATAAATTCAACAGTAAAATCTTGATGTTTTTTTTCTTTTTCGTATGTATTATTTTCTTTGCGCATATATAATATATATATATATTAGCGTCTCTTTTTAAATAAATATAATAATGATATAGCAAAAATAATTCCTCCGAGCACTAAAAAGGTATTTCTTGTGGATTGTGCTTTTAATGCTTTATTTTTTTGTTTTAATGCGGCATATTGTGCTTGTAATAATTGTGTATTTGTGCTATCATTTGTTCTAACACTTATTGTATCATTAAAATGTGGGCGCCAAAAGTAATCATTCCACCAATTATCATAGAAATGTCCGGGGGAATTTTTATAAATTATGCGTTTTTCAACTGGCGCGTGTGTTTGGATTATCAAAGGATGTAAAGGTAACTTTTGCCTATTATGACGAGTATGTTTATTATTTAAGAATCTATTACGCCTGCGTGCTTCCATTTGCCGGCGCCGCCTTTCATTAATTCTTACCATATATATAATTATAATATATATTTTCAATATTTAAATATAATTTAATTTTTTTATTATATATATCTGTTGTGGCTTCTTTGTTAATAGTATTTGTAATAATAGGATAATAATATGTATCGTCTAATTTTATATGTGTTTTAATTAGAAAATAGAAAATGTTTCTTAATATAAAATTATAATCTATCTCATTATAATATTTATTATTTTGATTTAGTTCTAAATAATATTCGTGTTCTAATTGAATTGAAAATATTAAACAATTGTTTTTATATATATTATAAGTATAATCTTTATATATTGCGCGGTTGGTTCCTTCATTAATTTTATAAAATATAAAATTAATGAAATCATATAATGTATATGTGCTTAATTTATTATTAATAAATATATTAAATCTTGCTTTGTAAATCATATTTTTTATTAATAGAAAATCCGGCGATGATGTATAATCATTTTCTTCATAATATTCAATATTATGTATTTTAATATAATCTTTAATTTTATATTTAGTTTCTGGAAAAGGCGCAAGATAGGGCATTTTGGTTGCGATTTCACTTAATGATGTATCAAATGGACTAATCTTGGGTATTTTTGCGCCCATATTATGTATTCTATATATTATATATTAATAAAATCAATTACTAATAAAGCCTTATAAATTATTTAAACCGGTAAATTGGAACATTAAATGGAAAGCAATAATTAATATTAAAATGAGGCCTTGTGTTGGTTTAATTTGTATTTTATTTTCTTCGCCTCTAATATAAGGACTAAATAATATAGGTAATCCGTTAATAACTAAAACAATTAATGTTTCTAATATGAATAATAAATATTTGTATAAATTATTGGAAGGATTTATATTAAATATACAATTAATACTTGGAATAGAGCCAATGTTTTCTTTTAATCCTTTGTATGTTAAATGTAATAAAACGCCACTATAATATAAAATAACGCCGCCAACAACAACAATAAAAAGATATGCCAAAGATATGAGGAATGGGTCGCCATTCTTTTCTAATTCAACTAATTCTGAAAGATTAATTTTATGTTTTTCATAATATGAGCCATAAATGCCTTTACCTTTGATAATATCTGCTTTACTTAAAAAGCGATTAAATCCACTTGATTCTTGCGCAAATGTGAATAATGCCAATATAATAAATATTACAAAGAATATTTTTAATGATAAATTATGTAAATAATTACGAGACCAACCAATAAACAATAATGTAATAATACCCCCAACGCCTGCTAACAAAGTATCTAATATAACTCTTCCTGGGCTAATATGTAATAAAGTATTAGTATCGGTTTTATTATGATAGATTATATTATACATTATTGATATTACAACCAATAATATTATCATAATAACCTTTAATTGACCCAAACTATGTATAAATAATTGCTTAACAGATTCCATTATATAATATATAATATATAAAATATAATATTTTTTTGTGAAAATTGATTTTTTTTCCCTTTAATGTTGATTATATTTTATATATTTTAGGGTCTTATATATTCCCGTTTATATTTTCGGAAATGAGCGGTCGCAAAGAAAAACCTAGTAAGAATCTGGTGTGTCTTTATCCTGTTGTTGATAATTTAGAAAAAAATAGTGGTCCTGATGCGAGTGTTGCTGGTGCTAGTGCGGGTTTGTTCCCCCTTTCTGGTTCTCTTTCGGGTGGGTATTATAACTCGCATATGGGGGCGGCTGGTGAGGGGATTGTTTGTCTTGGTTCTGACTCTTGTGGCCCTGGTGCAGCTGGCCCAAAAGGCGCCCATTAGTGCTAAAGGCGACCGTTGCTAACTAATTCATTTTGTGTATTTTATATCTTTGCTTTGTTATATATTATAAAATCAAAAATTGAATTCTATATATAATATATAATATATAATATATAATGAATAAGATTAATTTGATTGTATGTGTTGATAAATATTTTGGTTTTTCAAAGAATGGTGTAATACCTTGGCATATTCCGGAAGATTTAAAAATATTTAGAAAAGAAACAACAAATAATGTGATTATAATGGGTAGAACAACATATGAATCAATTGGTAAAGTATTACCGAATAGAGTTAATATTATTTTATCAACAAATCCTGATTATTTGGTAAAAGACGCATTTGTTTTTAATGATTTAATGGATTCAATTAATTATTCAAAGGCAACATTTCCGGATAAAGATATATTTATTTGTGGTGGATTAAATGTATATAATAAGGCATTAGAAATGGATTTAGTTGATAATATAATTTTATCTTACATTCCTGTAAATTATGAGTGTTCATTATTTATTGATTTAAGCAAATTTTATTCATATAAATTATCAAAAGAGCCGGTATATTATACTGATTTTAATTTATATTATTTAACAAAGAGGAAAGATAATAAATATAAGTTTCCGATTGATTTACCAGAATTAAATGAGGAATTTAGTTATTTAAATTTGCTAACTAATGTATTATATAATGGCGAATTAAGAGAAACAAGAAATTCCCCCGTTAAATCATTATTCTCGCCAAAAAAGATAACATTTGATTTAAGAAATGGTTTTCCATTATTTACAACAAAAAGGGTTTTTTGGAAAGGGATTTTCAATGAGCTTATTTGGTTTATTAATGGTCATACTGATTCAAAATTATTAGAAGATAAAGGTGTTCATATTTGGGCAAAGAATTCAACAAAGGAATTTCAAATGGCCCAAGGTTTAACAGATTATGACGAGGGTATGATTGGGCCAATGTATGGATTTATATGGCGTCATTGGGGTGCCGATTATACAGGAAAAAGAGAAACCGATTATACTGGTTGTGGGTTTGACCAATTAGAAAAATTAATTAATGATTTAAAAACTGACCCAAATAGTAGAAGGCATTTATTAACAACATATGACCCTTCAAAAGTGGAAAAATCCGTATTGTGTCCTTGTCATAGTTTGCCTATACAATTTTATGTAGCCGAAAATAAATATTTAGATTGTTATCAATATATAAGGTCTTCTGATCAATTATTAGGTTTTCCATTTAATTGTGCTTCTATGGCATTCTTATTAATTATAATTGGTAATATTACAGGATATGAGCCGCGTTTTTGTTCAATTCAAACGGGTGATACACATATTTATATGCCTCATATTGAAGCTGTTCAAACACAATTAAAACGTTGCCCTTATGGATTTCCTAAATTAACAATTACAAAGAAATTAGATACAATCAAAGATATTGAAACATTGGATTTTAATGATATATTAATAACTAATTATAAATCGCATCCAATTATTAAATCGGATATGATAGCTTAAAGCGCGAGTGCAAACATTATCTAATTTGTGCGGCAATGACGGCATATAAAAAACTATTTTGTAGGTCTTGAATATCATCAAT